CTCTCCAGTCTATAGACGTTATTGGCCCGAGATGGTGCATGAGGATGAAGGGAAGCGTGAAAAGTGGACGATGACAGAAATTGCTGTCGATCACCCCAAGCGTAAGGAGGAAGGTGTCCGTGATCCAACAATATTTACAGGTGGCCTTACAACTTCTCTCACTGGGTTGCACTGCGATATCGCTGTACTGGACGATATTGTGGTTTATGAGAACGCCTACACGGGTGAAGGCCGAGAGAAGGTCAAGAGCCAATACTCGCTCCTGTCCTCAATCGAAGGTGCAGATGCCCGAGAATGGGTAGTAGGAACCCGCTACCATCCTAAAGATCTCTACTCCGAACTCCTTGAAATGGCTGAGGATATCTACGATGACGAAGGAGAAATCGTTGGATCAGAACCCATCTACGAGATCTTTGAGCGTGCCGTGGAGGACGCTGGAGATGGGACAGGTGAGTTCCTCTGGCCCAGACAGCGTAGAGCCGATGGTAAGTTCTTTGGCTTTGACCGACAGGTTCTGGCAAAGAAACGAGCGCAGTACCTCGACAAGACCCAGTTCCGAGCACAGTACTATAATGACCCTTCCGATCCTGACAATAGACCTGTTGACTACGATAAATTTCAATATTATCAAAAAGAGTTCTTGACAAATACCCAAGGAGTGTGGTATTATAAGGATAGAAAGCTAAATGTATTTGCTGCTGTAGACTTTGCTTACTCGGTTAGAAAGAAAGCTGACTATACAGCCATCGTAGTTATCGGCGTTGATTACGAGAACAATGTATACGTTCTTGATATTGACAGATTTAAGACAGATAAGATTTCTGAATACTACGCTCATATTCTTGATCTCCTGAACAGATGGGATTTCAGAAAGCTCAGAGCCGAAGTAACCGCTGCTCAGGCAGCTATCGTTCAGGAACTTAAGGACTCTTATATCAAGCCGAATGGGCTGTTCCTTAAGATTGAAGAGAACAGACCCACCCGACATCAGGGTACTAAGGAAGAACGCATTGCGGCTATCCTTGAACCCAGATATGACAATCTTGCCATCTTCCATTACAGAGGTGGTAATTGCCAGATTCTTGAAGAGGAACTGGTTACTAATAACCCTCCGCACGATGACGTTAAGGACGCTCTGGCGGCTTGCATTGAGACTGCTGTTAAACCTAGCAGCAACGCTTTGCACAGAAAGACTAACAGTAACGTAATCTATCATTCAAGATTTGGCGGTGTAGGATTCTAAATGGTTGGTAAAACAATAGACATTGATACAATTATCAATCCCGACTCTATCGCTGTAGAGATCGCTGATAAGTGGCGTCTGTGGACACAGCAACGTCAGCCCAAGATGGAAGAGTGGAACGAGCTTCGTAACTATCTGTTTGCCACAGATACGAAGACTACTTCTAATAACTCCCTTCCTTGGAAGAACTCTACTACTGTTCCTAAGCTGACACAGATCAGAGACAACCTCCATGCTAACTACATGGCGGCTATGTTCCCTCAGAAGCGTTGGATGCGCTGGGAAGCCTCTGATAAAGACTCTATGTCTAAGAAGAAGAGAGAAGCTATCCAGTTCTACATGGAGAATAAGCTTCGTCTTTCTAACTTTGAAACTACTATGTCTAAGCTTGTCTTGGACTTTATTGACTATGGTAATTGCTTTGCCACAGTTGAATACGAAAGAAACTTTACTTTCCTTGAAGACACTAAGGAATACGTGAAGGGTTACGTTGGGCCTAAGTTGGTCCGTATCTCTCCGTTTGATATTGTCTTTAACCCTACTGCTTCTGACTTTGCTTCTGCTCCTAAGATCATCAGGTCTATCCAGACTCTGGGTGATATTCAGAGAATGGTTGAGGACAATGCAGATAACGAGTACCTGAGTGCTATCGTTGATAAGATGATGGGTAATCGTCAGGCCGTTGCCGGGTTCTCTGATTCTGAGATCTATAAGAATGACGGGTATATTGCTGATGGCTTTGGTTCTATCAAGCAGTATTATGAGTCTGACTTTGTAGAACTCCTGACTTTCTATGGTGACTTCTACGACAAGACAAATAAGAAGCTCCATAAGAACCGTATCATCACAGTTGTTGATAGATCCTATGTCATTCGAGATGTGCCTAATCCTTCGTGGTTGGGTAAGTCTCCGATCTTCCACGTTGGTTGGAGAGAGCGTCCTGATAACCTGTACGCTATGGGTCCATTGGATAACTTGGTTGGTATGCAGTATCGTATTGACCATCTTGAGAACCTCAAGGCTGACGTATTTGACCAGATTGCTTTCCCGATCCTAAAGATTAAGGGTGACGTTGAAGACTTCAACTTTGAACCCGGTTCTCGTATCTACTTGGGTGATGAAGGTGATGTGGGTTACTTGGCCCCTGATGCTACAGCCCTCAATGCTGATATGCAGATTATGAATATTATGAATGCTATGGAAGAAATGGCTGGCGCACCTAAGCAAGCTATGGGTATCCGTACTCCGGGTGAAAAGACAGCGTTTGAAGTTAATGCCCTCCAGAATGCTTCTGGCCGTATTTTCCAGAACAAGACTCAGTACTTTGAAAAGGTCTTTACCGAGCCTGTGTTGAATGCCTACCTTGAAGCTGGCAGACGTAATATGGATTCGGTTGAGAATGTCAAGGCTTTTGATGAAGATCTTGGTATCGACTACTTCATGGAAGTGACTAAGGAAGACATTGTGGCTAACGGTAAGCTTGTTCCTGTCGGTGCAAGACACTTTGCTGAACGTGCCCAGAGACTTCAGAATCTTCAGCAGCTTTGGATGGCTAAGGCTAATGATCCGTCTGTTGCTACTCATCTGTCTGGTAAAGAGTTTGCCAGAATTATGTCTGAAGAACTTAGCGAACCTGATTTGTTCGGTGTTAATATCGCTGTTATGGAACAGATGGAGACACAGAGAACTGTTCAGGAAGCTCAGATCCAGATGCAGTCTGAACAACAGGCCAACGCTGAACTTGGTGTTTAATGAAATTAAATTGGTTTAATCACCTTCCTAAAGACCAACAGGAAGGTTTCAAAAGACAAGTTCGTTCTGCAAGGGATGTACTGGAAAGACTAGAACAACTCTTGCAGGAGAAGAAGACCGAGGTGGTTCTATCCACTGACTACGATAACCCTTCATGGGCTTATAAACAAGCAGACAGAAATGGTTATGATAGAGCCTTGACCGAGGTAATTAACCTGATAAACATGAAGGAAGACAAATGACTGATGTTTTTACCTCCGCGACCACGGAGAACACTGCCCCGGCTGGGGATGCTACAGGTCAGACCAATGACTCGTTTGTAACTCAGCTTGTTGGTGAAGGTAAGAAGTTCAAGGATGTTGAATCTCTGGCGAAGGGTAAGCTCGAAGCTGACCGTCACATCGAAGAGATTACAAAGACCTTGAATGAACTTCGTGAAGAAGTCTCTAAGCAGGATTATGCTAAGGAACTTCTGACCAAATTGCAGGACAAGGGGACTGATACTGGTACAGTCAATCCGGCAATGGGTACTAATACTGGTAACTCTGCCAATGGGAACACCACCCAAGATGCGAGTACTATTGAAGCCCTTGTAGAACAGCTTATGACCAAAAAGGAAAAGACACGTACACTGGAACAGAATATTGCTGTTGCCAATGACGCTGTGGTTTCTCAGTATGGTGATAAAGCGGCTGAGGTGGTTAAGGCTAAAGCTTCAGAACTTGGTATGTCGGTTGAACGACTCAAGGAAATTGCGGCTGAAAGTCCTACAGCTTTCCTTCAGCTTATTGGTGCTAAGGCAAATGTCAAGGTTGATAGTGTTACGACACCCTCTAGCATCAGATCTGAGACTCTTACTAATACTGGCACTGATCGTACTTTCGATTACTATCAGAAGCTTCGTAAGGATAACAAGAGTCTTTACTACTCTCCCAAGGTTCAGCGAATGTTGATGGAAGATCGTATTCGTCTTGGTGAGAAGTTCTACAAATCTTAATCTTAATAGGAGAATAAAATGACTGGTATGACAACTGGTAATGTTTCTCTCCTTACTCGCGCAGAGGTTTGGTCGCGTGAGCTTAAGGAGATCCTGCTTGATGAACTTCAGGCTACTAAGTACGTGCGTTGGCTGTCCGAGTTCCCCGATGGTGATACCTTCAAGATCCCGTCTATCGGTCAGGCGTATGTTGATGACTACTCGGAAGATCAGGCGATTAAGTATCGTCCGCTCGACACTGGGCAGTTCACCTTCCAGATCACTGAGTACCTCTCGTCTGGTACTTACGTGACCAAGAAGGCCGAACAGGATGCGTTCTACATGAACGAACTCATCTCGTCCTTCGTGCCGAAGCAGGAGCGTGCGATTATGGAACACGTTGAGGAAGCTATCCTCGGCCTCCAGTCGCAGCAGACCGCTGGCAACACCAATGCCATCAACGGTGAAAAGCATCGTTATGTGGCTACAGGTTCGTCCAACGTGATCTCTGTGAACGACTTTGCTCGCGCTAACCTGTCCCTGAACAAGGCTAACGTGTCGGCTAATAACCGCGTGGCTATCGTGGACCCGTCTGTGGCTTACACGATTGAAACAGCCACGAATCTGTCGAACATCAGCAACAACCCGATGTTTGAAGGTATCGTGTCCAGCGGTATTGCCACTGGTATGCGCTTCGTCCGTAACGTGTACGGCTTCGATGTGTACACCTCGCAGCGTCTGTCCACAATCGGTACGGAAACTCTTGAGTCTGTGAATGCGGCTGGCTTCAAGGCCAATCTGTTCTTCTCTGCTGACTCGACAGTGACACCGTTCATTGGTGCTTGGAGACAGATGCCTGAGGTGGATACTGAGTACAACAAGGACTTCCAGCGTACAGAGTTCGTGACGACTGCTCGTTACGGCGTCAAGCTGTATCGCCCGGAAAACCTTGTGACAGTTCTGTCGAATCCGTCTGTTTAATCTTATAATTAAAGGAGAATAAACTATGGCTGATTGGACAAATAGTGATGGTCTTGAGGTTCGCTTTGCGAATCCTGAGGCTGGTCAGACTGGTGCTGGCTTGGAGACTGATGGTGCTATTAAGGAACTCGTCCTTGATATTACCGATATGTCCACAAACATCACCGCTGCTGCGGATGGTCACGAAGCTTTCATCCCTGCTGGCTCTATCATCATCAATGCTCACCTGAAGGTTACTACAGCTATGGCTGGTACTTCTGGTACGCTGACGATTGGTCTGGCCCAGAAGGATGGCACCGTGATTGACGCTGACGGTATCCTCACCTCTACTCTCGGTACTCAGGCCAATCTGGCTGCTACCAAGGGTCTGCTGTGTGATGGTGCCCTCGCTGCTGCTGCCTCTGGTGTGTACACAAATGTTGGCTCTGCCAATGCTTACGTGTACACCACAAAGGGTGGCACGGTGTCTGCGGGTGCTGGCAAGCTGGTCATTCGCTACATCTAATGCACTAAACGGGAGGGGTCAATGGTGGCCTCTCCCACTTACCCTTAAGAGGACTACAGATGGCTAATATTCAGCACTCCGCAATTCCTGATGCACAAAGACATGAACCGAAGGGTATCTCTGCGGCCTCGGCTTATGATGTTTATGTAGCCGCTGGTAGTAATCAAGATTCCGGTTCTTGGGCTCCCATTTCCAGATTCTCTGGTACTGGCTGGGGTAAGTATACGAATACTACCTATGTTGGTACTAATGCTCTTGCTATCTCTACTACAGAAGTTCTTGTCCCTTTCACAACTGCTGATACGGTGACTCAGCTTCCTATTTCTTTTGCTGGTACTACCTCATCTTTGCTTGATGTCAATACTGAAAAGCTACTCTTTGTGGCTGCTGGGGATCTCCATAACATCACATTTACTTATAACGTCTACTCCGTTTCTGGTTCCCCTGCCTACATGAATATGCTGATGTATGGTTCTAATGATGGTACAAACTATACTACTCTGCTCGGTGATAAGACTGTGGCCCTGACTAAGGGTGCTGGTCAGACAGTTGTTGAATCTTCTATGTTCCCTGTTACTACGGCTATGGCTTCATACGGGGCTAAGATTTACCTTACCACAAACACAGGCACAGCCAACATCATCAATATTGGTGTTATCTCTGCCAGAGTTCATAAGGCTAGAGTCTAATGGCTACAATTAAAAAGACACTTCTGGAGATTGTTCAGGACATCCTGAACGATATGGACTCTGATGAAGTCAACTCTATTTCTGATACCGTAGAGTCTGCTCAGATTGCACAGATCTGTCAGTCTGTCTTCTACGATGTCATTACTACGGTTGATCTTCCAGAGCATGACGAACTCTTGACAGTTACAGGCTTGAGTAATTCGTCTAAACCTAACTTCATGGACGCTAACTCTGTAACAGAAATAAAGGAGTTGAGATACAATGTCTCTGAAACTTCTGGAGAACTCGAATATAAACTTATCCCTTATCTTACACCGACTGAATTTGTTTCGAATATTCTCCAGAGGGACTCCTCTGCATCCAATGTAATTATTGTCACAGATCCGACTTCAGGGATTTCCCTGCCTATCTTGAACGATAAGATGCCTGACTATTACACATCTTTCGATGATAGATACCTCTGCTTCGATTCATATCTGGCAACAGTGGATACAACACTCCAGACTTCTAAGACGATGGTGATTGGTACAAAGATCCCCACGTTTACTGTGAGTGACTCTGCTGTTCCAGATATGGACGACACTATCTTCCCATACTTTATTGCTGAGTGCAAGAACAGAGCCTTCTCCATGCTTAAGGGTGGGCCTGATCCTAAGGTTGAACAGTTTGCACGTAAGCACAGATACTTCCAGAAGAACAACAGATGGAAGGTTAAGCAAGAAAACATAAGGAATGATTATGGACGTTAAAGAAAGTGAAGATGGCCTGACCCTGACCATCACGACTGATAAGAGAATGAATGCCTTTCAGATCTACAAGTCCAATGATGGATTTGCAATGTTTAAGATCAGATACGAAGGCTCTAATGGTGAAGTTCCTGCGGAGTTGCAGGGTACATACACAGGCAGAAGGGAAGCTCTTAAGGATCTTACATTCTGGATTGAACACGCAAAGCCTACCAAGGACAAGGAATGGGCTGACAAGTACAAAGATACGGTAGTCCCTGAACTTAAGACAAAGCCTGTAAAGACAGTTAAGGAAGCAGAATAATGCCCCAGAAGTACTCTCAGAAAGTT